GCGAAACCAGCACTTGTCACCTATTTGAGGGATAGGTCCCTGGGATTGTCGTTGTTTGTAGTCGAGGTCACAGGATCGCACATGGATTGATCGAGTGCTACGCACATCCCACGGCTTCCCTGTTGAGGTAGCCGGCTGTCCGTCGAGAAATGAGTCTCAGACCATAATCTAGGTCCAATATTCGATCGACGGCTCTGCAGTGTACAGAGTCACCAAACTTCGCTGTACTGAAATAGCTTTCCATCTCATCGATCGCGCCTCGATCGAGGCCGTATCGTCTGTAGAGGCTATCTTCGTCACACTCGAAGCAAGGGAAGTCACTCTCGACCACTTTGTAGTCGAAGCAACTGACCTTGAAACTCTCACCGTACCCAACAGCTTCCTTCATCTTAGTCAAGAGACGGAAGTCAGTGTGTGGGTAAGCACCACGCAATAACCCTCGCTGGAACTTATGGGCTCGTTCTCGCAAGTCACCAGTTCCTGGTAGGTCTCCACAACACACACCTGATGCACGCAAAAGTACTCCCAAGTTCAACATTGGTTTCCAATCACCATTAGTGTCCCTGCAAGGGGAGTGCTTGAGGAATTGTATCTCCTCAAAGTGTTTAAGTGGTCGATCACACCCAGTCACGATGTACCCGGCGCGCTCAGCTGCTCTAGCTATATCGCGACCATCCTGGTAATCGCACTCAGCGATTGATATTCCGATGCAAAGATTCGCCAGATTGTTGATAGCCGTTGTGAGAACGCTACCACTGTACAACCGTGGGTCTTTGGGCTTGAGGTCACATCTCCAATAAGGATTGGCATTGGAAATGCACTTCAATGGTGTTTGACACTGTCTTATTAGTTGCTCCATGTCAGCTTTGGCAAAATCAGGGGTGATGTGTTGCAGCAAGTTAAACATTGCTGGTCCCTGGGATGTATCGCACGATGAGATGTCGAGATTAAACATGTCGACACTTCCATCTGGACGTCGAATGCTAATGCATGAGTCATCAGAGAAGTAAACCATGTAAAAACGACCAGGCGGATTTCGAAGATTTTCAAAGACCTCAGTTAGTTCATAGGGATCGGGGCTCTTACAAAAGTGGAAGCGTCCACCTGCATACTCAAAGTCTTCTTTGCTCTGAGCTTGTTTCATGAGTTCCATCAACCTAAAACCTTTGAGAGAGGCAGCAACACCAAGATCCCCAATGGTTCTTGGGTATTTCCCTGGCTTGCCCCACTCGTCTTTCTTCAATTTCCACAACGTTTTTCTCATCCACGTATCCCCCCGCACCATCACAGACGCCACGTTCATGTCGGCCCAGGCGTGTATGCGAAGCTCTCGCTTTATGTGGGGGTCGGCGTGGTGTTCCCTAGCCTCCTCTTCACTCATGCGATAACTGGCAATATGCGGTTGGTACTTTCGTGCAATCTCGTCGAAATGATCGAGATGCTGAAGCACGAAATCTAATTGATTTTGCTCGAGCCATTCGTGGTACCCCACTGGTGCCCCGTCTGGCTCTCTCTTGGCGGTCAGTCTACGTCTAGCCAAATTGAGATTGTGGTCGGTGTTCCCATATATGTGACCGTTATGGGGGACAGAAGGTCCAAAAACCGTTCTGTACGTTCCATCAGGCTTCTTGGAGGGCACCTGGGGGAACAACACTTCACCATTCTGGAAATACTCTGCGCCTCGCACGCAAGTAAAACCATCATTGTATGTAAACCGTTTGGTAACGTCACAGCTTACGTTGCCAACACGGTAGGGGCCAACTGCCTCAACTGTGGAAGGAAGCGACCCCTGCCCTCGAAAGCCACTTGGCGGTACACAGCCAAAGGCAAGATGTGTCGAAAACGCATCTCCATAAGTATCTTCTGCTGACAAAAGAATGCCACAGTGTGGTTATACACCCTCAAATTGTGCCTCCACCGCTGAATATTGGGTGAAGACTGGAGAGTGAATCGCACCGCGACCTCCAAGTCCTTCTGCATGGACACCTTTTCCACATCACCATTTAAGGCTCTGCGAAGTTCGAGATGGTTGACACTAATGTCCGGACCATTGTAGAGATACTCGAGCATCTCCAGTGAAATCTTCACGCGAGTGTGTGCTTGGAAGGCGCAGGAGAGATAAATAAACTGTTTTTCCCTCGATTGGCGCTGGAAGACGGGAGCACCATGATGGTGTCCGAACATGTCTTCCAAGATGTTATTACATCTATCATTCCAAGCACTCACAAACGCTTTCGTACGAGTCTCATACACATGTGTCTCCTCGTTAAACACATATGCGGAGGGCTCGTTCACTGCAAATGCCGCTTTTTCCCTAAGCAAGAGAGCCGCCACCCAATCAACAAGGCGCGTAACATTACTCTTTGCTATATCCATTGGCTGATCACTGAACAAAGTAACCTCTAAATGATCCACGTTGGGTGGTGGACCTGGGTCAATAAAGTCAAGAAACATAAGTAAAAGTCCACCCCCGGGAGTTGGATCGTTCATAATGAAGGCGCCGCCATCTTCAATCTCTGAGCGAAATTTGCACGTAAAATCTATTACAAATTGCTGCTTGAAAGTATATGGGGCGGGACCATGCATCTTGCTTTGCAGACACATAGTCAATCCTGCTGGGGTGTCCAAATAACGCTGAAGCCTATGGTTATTCTCAATGGAACTGTACCAAGCAACATTAGGGACTCGAACTTCCTGGGCATTGCCCGAAGCCAATTGGCTAAGATTTTCAAGTGTAGAGCTCCCATTGCTACTTTGGGCATCGCTTGGTGCGAAGACTTCTTTGGACGGCGTATATTTAGCCTCGTCCTCAGGCTGCTTTGTTGAGACTGTGTGCTCAGTCTGGGGGTTTCTTTGTGCTGTTGTCTCAGCCACAGCTCTAGTAGCCGTGGGCACGGGTCTATTGACCGATGGTGCCATCGGAGCATTGGCTGGTGCCATATCGTGCTTGCTATCGAGATCTGATTCAATCTCGGGTTCCAATTCGACTGGGTATCCATACCAAAGGCCAGGATAACTTTGTGTGAAGCGTGGGAACACAAAGTGCCAAGTAACGGCCAGTTCAGTGACATACTGAACCCACTGCTCATGCGTCCACATACTCCCTTCGGGAAACGTGGACTCCAATTTGCTCAACTCACCAGCAATAAAATTTTCTGCATCTAGGCTTAGTGCAGACATGCTCGGTGATGCAATGAACTCAAAATAGTGTCCAATGAGCTTCATGGTGAGAATGTAGAGATCATCCTCATTCTTGCATGAAAGTGGAATTGGCCGGGAAGGCTCAGATATGGCAAATTTATTATTCAGGTGACCCCGTGTATAATGAGCCCACATGCTGTCTTCGTTCTTGAAAGACAGCTTGCAGTCAGTGTAATAACACGGTACCCTACTCTTCCTTGCCAAAAGAGCACTTGACTGCGTAGCGGGAACATCGGACATAGCAGCTTCAATCATGCTGCCAGTCTCTCCTGCGATGATCTCTCCACGCAACTCCTGGTCAGTGCAGAGCTCCAGATCTCCAGTGAAATGGAAATGCTCGGGGTCCTTGCACTCTCCGGGGGGTAGGGGGCATTCCTTGTACTTGTGCACACGTGTCGCTTCCGACCTCGCTTGCATCCTAGCCAAGAATTGCTTCGCCGCCTGCGATAATTCCCTCCCCTTCTTGCGATGTAGATGCTTCTCAACGCAAGTAGGTACGGTA